ATAGGTCTTGTTTAGTCCAAGTACTATCGCCGCCAATCTTGCGTACTTCTACTGTATAGCCTTCTCTTTTTAGTAGAGATATGGCAATATTACAACCCATACAATTTTCTTGACTAAATACGACGGCATTAGTTGAGTTTATGTTCATTGTCTCTTAGTTCCTTTAATGCTTTTTCTATTGCGTCTTCATTTAAGTTTAATACATAACGCAAGTATTCACCAACTTCTTCACTCAGCGTTAGTTCTGGGGCCAGGATGAGCGCTGTGTCGGTTTCTCGACGAACAATCTTTTTGTCGATCAATTCGTTATCTTCTACACCACTCAATTCGCTCATGTCGCCCTCAACTTCATACACTGTGTGGTGGTAGTCTGTGGCAGTCATTGGCTCGCCTGCTTTGACAGTCTTACGTATCAATTGTGGTACTTCTATCTTCTTCCAAACATGACTGAGAGTATCAATATCCACAATAATAACGCCGGTGTCGACAAGACCACGGTGAAAGCTAGTGGTAACGGGACTACCAGGGTAAAGAATATTACGCTGGCAATTGTCGTAACTGTGAAGGTCACCGGCGAGAACCATGTCCCACTGGTCAAAGATTTCCAAATCAACTTCGGGTTTAACATGTGGTGGAATCTCTCCTCTAACGTGAGTGCACAGTATACGATTTTTACGTACAAAGCTGGCAGGATCTTTTTCAAAGTCTTTTAGCCGGTTGTAGGGTATAATGTCTACAAATTGGTCACTGTAGTAGTCATCAACAACGACCACACTTTCATTGATCTTGTTAGTAACTGTTTTAAGACTGGTCAAAAAAGTAGTATTACGCTTGACTGCTTCGTGATTGCCACTGTAAATATAGGTAGGAATACGGCAGCTGGCCACAAAATCAAAGTAGATTTCTAGCTCTTCCATGTTGGGTAGCTTGTCAAATACATCACCACCAACAATCATTAAATCACATTCTTTTTGCAGTTCCCACATCTGGTCCATCATGAGTTCGTATCGATTACGAGCCCAGTCTGTTGGAACGTTTTTCTGACCTAGTTTAATGTGCAAATCCGCAGTAAATAGTATTTTCATAGTTCCTCAGTGAGAAAAGCCCCTAAGAGGTTTATATCTTAGGGGCTTTTTGTTAACCTAGTTCTTTAATAGATTCTGGATCTACACTCTCGTCTTCAGCAGCACCGGCCACTAGCTTTTCTAGCGCAGCCTTTACTTCGTCTGGTGTGGGACGAGGAAACTTTGAGTCAATGTCTTCTGCTTTATCTGCCAAGGCCCTTTCATCTGCTGTCAATGCGCGACGCTTGCACTTCAATACTGACAGATTGTACTCTACATTAAATGGCAGAGGTCCGGTCTTGCTACGCTTGAATACAACATCCCAACCATCATCGTAGTGGGTTGGGTCGCCCAGGTCTTCGGCCGCACTAAGAATCTGCTCAAACAGCTTCTTCTTCAGGTTAAGAGCCTTGACCTTGCCGTCCTTGGGATCGATACAGTTGATTGAGTAAGCCCAGCTGCACTTCTTGTCAGAGAAATAAGCAGGAACATGGTCCACTTCTGAGTTTGTAAACTTCTCTTTTTCACGATCAAAAGCGAGACACTCGATTGGAATGTCCTTGTTGTTGGTGCCCTTCAGCCAGTACACATATCGTGGCAACACACCACCGATTAGACGGACACTATTCTCGCCCTCCTTGTACTCATAAGCCTCAACGGACTTCTTAACTGCCTTGCCTTTGGTTTCGCCAAACTTTAGAGCCATTGTAAATTTCCTCGTATTTAAATTTGATTAGATTGGTTTCAATAATTAATAATGGATTTCTTTTCAATTTCTCTGTCAGGAGATCAGGAAAGAACGATCTGTCTAGTGTTATTACGCTATGTGTTTTATAGAGGAACCAGTCACGCCTTCCTGCCAGTCTTATGTATTGTGTTCTGTAACCAGGGTCTATGTTTTCTAGGTTCAATACAGGATCAGGATTCAGTATGTAACTGGTACCTTTAAGCGATGATTTACTAGGTTTATATTTAGATGTAGATTTAGAGGGGATGCTGCCACGGTGATGATAGTTAAGCAGTGCTAGGAATTTATCTGGGTCACCTGCAGCTTCCCGCTCTAAAATCTCCAAATTAAAAAATAAAGCCATTATTTGCCTTAAGAACAACTATTATAGCATTTCTACTTTGTGTGTGCAAGTCAAAATTTATTTTGCCTTACAGCTTCTCTACTGCCCAGCCCTTGTCCATATAGAAACCAAGTCTGAGTGCTGCCTGACGGCGTTCTGGTCCACTGGCAAATGCTATATCTAATACCACTGGATCGGGTTTGTCTGGGTGTAGTCTCATGATTCGTCCAATTATTTGTTCTAAGCTAATTGGATTTGAGGTGGGCACGGCCAGGATAACGCAACTAAGTCTGTTGACAGAGATTCCTTCGGAAAAGATCTGGCGGGAACCAGCAACGCACACCTTTTTGCCACACTCAAGCTCTTCGATGATGTCCTTACGTTGTTCGTATGTTGTGGACCCTGTAACAAGCGCGCAATTTTCTCCAACTTTGTCCTTTACTTTCTCTAAAAACTCGGTTCGGTCTGCTACTACTAACACACTATGCCCGTGACTGATCTGTATTTTAGCCATCGACGCAATAAAGGTCTGATAGTCCTCGTCGTATAGTAGGTGGTTGATCTTTTCTACCCAAGTGCCATCGTTTTTTAGGTGAAGACCTGTGTTGACAATCTTTACGACCGGATTTAAGGTATGAGCCTGTGGTGGTCTATAAATCTTATCGCCAAAGTAGTCACGAAACACTATATGCTTGCCATCAGTACGCTCCATTGTACCACTCAGTGCAATACGATAACGACTGTACATGCCATCTATCAAACTGCTGAAAGTATCGGCCGGCACATGGTGTGCTTCGTCTAAGATGATTGTACCAAACTCTTTGCTCAATACAGCCATGTGCTTGGTAACAGTTTGAATATTGCCAATTACCACAAAGTGGTCTTCAATATCAAACTCACCACTGCCAATCACACCAGGTGTTAGACCGTATAAGCTTTCTACTTCGCCTACCCACTGGTCACGCAAGAAAGTGTTGTGTGTGATTACCAGTGTTTTTTGACCCAGTTTGCGTGCCAAGTGTAGTGCGGTAAAAGTCTTGCCCCAGCCCACTAGGGCGTTGATAAAGCAAGTATCGTCTATCTGATCGTATATTGGCTGTTGACTGTCGCGCAGAGGAAAACGTGGGTTAGGAAAGGGAACTTCGTGAGTTACACGCTTGTCTAACACCTCATACCCTTCTGGTATGAGGTCCAATCGACCCTGTGGCACACTAACAATGTCTTTGGGTAACACCTTGTAGTTCTTGATAGTCTCAATCTTTTTAGTCTTGCCCTTATTGCCGCCTTTCATTTCGATACGATAGGTCAAGGCCTCCATGATTTGTTTTAGGTGGTCATGGTCTCTGGGTTTAAAGTATATTCGATTGCTTACTATTGCTTTGGGTTTGTCCGTTGTCATACCATTCTTACCGTGTCCGGCAGTTTGTCTTCATACAAACCGTACAGCAAATAACCAGTACCCACCAATAACAATCCAGCATATTTTGTGTGTTGGTTTGGCGCGTGCAAAACTTTGAATCTTGTTCCAATGCCCTGAACTTCTACAATTGCACCGCCCGTCTTCATTGGTAAGACTTGACCAATTGGCTTGAATACCAGTGGAACCCTCTTGGTCTTACGGTACTCAAACACTGTGCCTTCGCTGTCGATGAACCAGGTGCCGCCCTTGCTCAACTTGATCATGTCTCCCAAGAAAAACACGGCGTGTTTTAGCTTTGCCAGTTGTACGCCACTATTTTTGAGCTGCAATCTCCTCATGGCAAGAGAACTGCCTTCGACACTGGTGTCGTCGACCACTACAATTTTAGGGTCGATCTCACCGTCTTTGTGGTGGATCTCATAGTGGTAGTACCAACGAGTACCTTCCTTAGTCGGTTTGTCTTGGCCCAAGTGGTAGATTGGAAACTGTATTCGATTAAGCATTTTTAACAAGAATCCCGTTTTCTAGGCTGTAGTATTCGTCAAATT